TAAGTAATGATTATAAAGCAATGCTCCTCTTACATGTATTGGTGTTGACTTTCTGTATATTCTTGCTTTATCAGTATATTTATTGATATTACTGGCTCCTCTTGGAAAGGCAACATCTTCTACAGGTAGTCTATAAAACTTCTTTCTTGCATCTTCAATAAAAGTTCTAGTACTATTTTCACCATGACCCATAATAACTTTGAGAGTTTCTTTGATTAAGTTTCTACATGATAAAGGTGTACTACTTCGAACAGCTTCGAGACCAATAATCTTTAGTTTAGGATCTTTATATCTTACACCTTCATTATCAAGTACACTTAATGTATAGTGTTTTTTACCTGTCCAAATACCTTTCTCAGCTATAACTTCTCGTTTCATAACCATCTTTTGTTCATTACAGTTCATAGCTTGTCTTATATTTTCATATGTTGTATCAAACAATGGTTCTAAATGTTCTTTCGCTAACTTATCTAAAAACTTTAATCCTCTTTGTCTTGATACATTATCTCCAAGAACTTTCTTAACTAACGGTCCAAAGTTTATATACAAACTATCAGTATCAATTGCTATAACATAATCTTTATTAACAGTCTTTAATATTTTATTTAAGTTTTCATTGATAGCCTTCTCAGCACTTCGTATAGTATGTTGACCACTCATGGTTATACTTTCTGCTATACGAATATCATAATATCTAAAGAACTCATTACTCATAGCTCCATACAAACTATTCATTAAAATTTTAATTGCAAGTTGTTGGTTTCCATAAGTTTGGATCCTTGTATCTATTTCACTCTTATCTCCACCTTGCTCTTTTTCTTCTTCAGCTTCTAACATTTTACGTTTCATCTCAACACGTTCTTTATATAAACTATCAATAAGATCCGGAATAATTCCTTTTTTAGTTTTACTAAAATATATACCTTTTGCTGTCATACAAAGTTCTTTTTCTATCTTAAACTCATCACCTTCAAGTAATCTATCTACAGTAACACCTTTCATTTCTTTATCGACAATCGTTTCAGGAGACATATTATACTGCATAATTAAATGAGGATATAGACTATTAAGATCAAAACTTACAACCCAATCATGCATACCAACTATAGGATCCTTAACATGAGCACCTTCTATCTGTCTTTCTTTTTGAACTTTTTTCTTAGGTGGTACAACTAAACTTCTTCTTCTCATTTCATTATAGATAATACTATCCCACATTCCAACACTTCCAAATGCATCAGATAAATTAGTTAAACTTTTATATGCAACTGTCATAGCTAAAGTTAGTAATCCAGTTCTTTGTTCAATCTTATCAACTACTTGTACATCTCGAATATTATAATCTATAAACTTTTGATGGTTCTCTTTATATAAAGTAAATAAGTTTCCATACTCACTATAATCCAACTTACGTTCACCTAATACAACATTAGCTATATGATCCAACTTATAACTTTCTTGTGTACCGTAAGTATATCCATACTTCTTAAATACATCAAGATAATCAAGTTGTTGTATTCCAGTTAAATTAAAAAAGTGATGAGGATTACCACCTATAAATATTTCACCTTTACTTACTAACTTCCAAGGTGATAAATCTTTCTTATATTTTTCTCCAAGTATTCTTTCAACTCTATTTGCAATATAAGTTATATCAAACAATCTACTATTCCAACCAGTAACTACATCAGGATAATTTGTAATCCAATGATTAATAAACTTCTTCAACATATCACGTTCATCTAAACATTTTATATACTTGATAGTTTCTTCACCAGTTAACTCAACAGAACATTCATCTTTGCTCCACTGACCAAGAGCCCAAACATAATATACATTATCAATATTATTTTTTATAGTGATTGCAGTTATTGGAAAGTGTGCATGTTTAGGATCAGGAAAACCTCTATCACTTTGCACTTCTATATCTATTGTAGTTACATTAATGATCTTTCTATCAAAAGAAATACCATTCATAAAATAATCTGAAATGAATTGGTGTATATAGTTTGCATTACCATACACATTAAGATTAGGTAAACCTTCATACTTTTTGAGATACTCCATACAATCTCTCATAGTACCAGGTTTAATTGGTCTTACACTTTGACCCTGTAGTGTTTTATATTTACTGTTAACGTCATCAGCAACGAACAAAGTAGGTTGATACTTTATTCGTGCACTTTTCTTGATACCGTTTGCATAACCTCTAAAAAGTATAAGATTACCATATCGGTCGACACTTGTATAAAAAGCATTTTTCATTAAGCTGATTATACATTATGTTTTTAAATTAGGCAACGGTCCTGTTGGTTTAATTAAGCCTGAACCAAGAGTTTGGTTATAGGCATTTTCTATATCTCTTTTAGGTTCATATGTCATAACAATTTTATCTGTTGCTATCTCAACATCTCTTATTTCACCAAATGGACTATAAGGAGCAAAACCCACTAATGGTTGTTTTGTCTTCTCATCCATTCTCATTTGAATAACTGCAGCATTCTCAACTTTTGTAAGATCTATACCTTTCCAATTTGTTGTATCAAAATCAGCTACTTTACCAAATACATCTTCACCTGTCACTAATCTAAACGCTCTTACTTCACTAGCCATTTACTTTTCTCATCCTTTCTACTAATCTATTAGCTCTATTTGTTACTTGTTTATACCATTTACTATCAACCATCTCATCAGCTGCTTTATTCCAATCTTTTGTATCAACACCCTTTTTCATTCCTTTGAATGCTGATAATCTTGGACGACCTAAATTAAACATCATGTTAGCAATAATATGTTGAACTTCTTCAGGAAGATCATTAAAGTCTGGATATAATATTTCACAATCTTTTAAAACTATATCTAAATCTTTTTCTAAACACTCAAGTACTCTATCTTCACTAACTATAGTACCAAGTGACTTCTTCCATTCTGGATCCTTTTCAACTATTAAATGACCAACACCAAACGTTGGATAGCCTAAATGATCTTCGTAGATATGTTTTACCATACCTTCATCAGCTATTATTTCTTGTTTTAATTTATGTCTGTTCATAATATTCCTAAGTTTGGGGCTCCGGAGAGCCCCTGTTATTATTTGTCTTCCAACAATAGTTGAGGCTTAGATGCACCTATCTTTATTGTTTTTGGTTTATCTTCCTCTGGAATAACATTCTCTAACTCAATATAAAGAATACCATTCACTATGTTAGCTCCTTTTACTTTTATTGTATCTGCTAAAGTAAATTGTCTTGTGAAACTTCTTTGACTGATACCTTTATGAATATATTCAGCATCAGCTTTAGAAGCTCCAGCACCCTTTACTGTTAGCACTTGTTTTTCAACTGTCACATCTATACTATCCATAGTATGTCCAGCAACAGCCATTTCTATTACATATTTGTAGTCTCCTTTACCTACCTTAACAATGTTATAAGGTGGATAGTTAGAGTTTGCTACTACTTGTTGTTGTGTTTGTTTGAATTGATCAAAGATTCTGTCAATTCCAATCAATCCTGTATTGAATTGATCTAGTTCTTGAGCTTTCCAATTAGCCCAATCAAAGTCTACGCTTACCATGTTGTTCCTCCTTTAATAAGCAAGGTTTGTATTATGAACACCCTATGCGGCATGTTCACTTTTATTTATCATATCTCTCCTAAGTTTTAGTATCAACTTAATGTGAGCTATAACATTTTTTTTAGTTCGGTGTTTTAGATTATAATGTTCAAATTGTCCAACATATATTCTATCGACCTTTCTTATTGTTGCAATGCGTCCGTCGTCGTCCCACATCTCCCAATAAACTTCACCAGAGTCTTCACGTATCTGTTTAATCATAATTTAATATTATACTAAGTTAAAATTAAAATCAACTATCTTTTATCAATAGCATTACTGTTAGCAATCAATCGTAACTTTAATGCTTCTTTATCTGATATAACTACAGGTTTAGGTTTATCAAATAATTTAATTAAAAAATTTAAAATCATATACAACTTCCTTCAGGATACTCTCCATTTTCTTCAGGAGACTTTTTATGTTTTAAATAATAATCTCTTGCTTTTCTGACATTAGCGCCATGATGGTTTGTCATCTCACACCATTTCTTGATGTATTCATTCTCCGGATCCAAACGTAAAACTTCTTTTACTAAAGTTTCTTGTATTCTCCAATCCCATGGTTGTTTAGTGCTTTGCATCTTCATCTCCTCTCTTTTTAGTTCCTGCAAATATATCATTACCGATCATTTCTAAAACATGATCTTGTTGTAATTCTTTTAACGTGTTTTCAATTATCTTAGCATGTATTTCACGTTCTCTTTTTTTTCTTCCTGTATACTCTCCTACAACATAAGCAAGAGCTACAAGTATTCCAAATGCTAAACTTTCAATCATGATACTTGGTCCTCGTTTAATATTTCTATAAATGCCTCATCAGCTTTTCTAACTGCTACAAGATCTGCAACTCCAGGTGGAATTTCTTTTCTTTTATATGTATCATATAGATTACCCCACAATTCTTCTTGGAAACTTATTTTATACATTACATAGCCTCCTCGAAAGCAGATTCAACATCAATCCCTTCAACATCACAGAATTGTTTAATTAAATTTTCTTGATCTCTGATCTCTTGATCAGATCCTCTTGTATTGATAATATTATATTTCTCAATAGCTTGTCTTAGTTGTTTAGATATCATAATTTACTCCTTTTCTCCAATTATTAATCCTATTATAAAACTTATTATACTCATTCCTGACCAAAAGACAACAGTTGATATTGTTGCTGTTCCGTCAACAGCTCCTGCTCCAATTACAGCAAAAACAAATCCTAAACTAAAAAATAACATATTCATAATCTCTCCTAGTTATACTTTGACCAAAATTCATTCCACATCCAACTAACATGATTGTATAGTAGATAAGCAGTTACTTCAGGACAGTATTCATTTATTTTAACTTCTTCAGTTTTATAACAAATACTATTATATTCTTCTAAGAATCTTGCAATAAGACCTCTATACTCTTCAATATGCTCACACTCACCAATTGATTGCTCAGCAAAATGCATAAAGTTTTCATAGTCAGCATTGTAGATACCTAACTCATTATCTACCTTCTTAGGTGGTATTGCGTATGGGTTTTTTGGATCAATTAACATCATATATTCACTCCTTATTTAAAATTAATATCTCTCATTATCTTATCATCTCATACTTTTTTAATAAAGACAACAGGGATATACAAAATAATATTCTGCGAATATCAAGGAGTTACAATTTTTTATTTTTTATTTTGTGATAATCCTTCTAATAATACTTTCCATTCTTGTGATCTAAACCTCCAATCATAGAAATTATCAAAAAAGTTCTTTTGTACTGTAAGTTGTTTTGTCCAATCAAGATTATTTCTTATTGCTTTTATCGTACCATCTAGTATACTTGCAAATCTGTTTACATGTATATTTGGATCCTCTGTCCACTGATACATACTTGCAAAGTTAGCACAAGTTTCTGGAAGAGCACCTAGATTAGGACATACAGTTATACATTTAGCACTCATAGCTTCTAATACAGCTATACAACTTGTTTCAACCCAAATACTTGGATATGCAAATATATGTGCTTTTCCTAACGCTTCCATTACTTTACTATGATCAGCAAAACCATGGTAAGTTATATTAGGATGAGATTTACATTTATCTAATACATGCTCATACTGTTTATCTCTATGACCCCAACCATATATCTCAAAACTACTAAAGACATCTAAATGAATATTCTTATGATGTTTATCTAAGTATTCAAATACAGGTACTAATAATTCTAATCCTCTATGAGGTGTTGTATGATAAATTAATCTTAGTTCTTTTTTAGGATCAGGTTTATTAATTAACTTTTCATCAATAGGATCAATAGCATTTTTTAAAACTATACTATCATCATATTTTACACCAAGACCCATATTAAAACTATGCATTTGCCAATTACTTACAAATACTAATCTTTCAAATCTTTTTACTAATAAATCATCTTTCAAATGATCGTTTTCTGGATCGTTCCATAAATCATGAAGCCACAAAACCTTTTTCTTATTAGCATCAAGTTCACGAACTCTACTACAAATTATTTGAAACTGATCTGATAATTCTTTTGGTAATTCTTTGATAAGTCTTTGATACATTCTTTCAGTACCACCTTGACTTTTTGTCCATAATCCTTCGTTATTCATTTGGTTGTTATCACCCAATGAAAACTCACCTGGACCCATTTTAGGTTTTTCGTCTACACCAGTAATGTTAAGTTTCGTTGACATTATTACCTTCCTCCTTTTCACTTTGTTTCTTTCCAATGTTATACTTTGCAGTCAATACCCATTCATTTTTTTCTTTGAAAGGTAATACCTTTATCTGATTGATTGGGCTCACTGGTTCTTTCGAAGCCTCTGGAATTACTAATTCAAGTAATCCCCACTCCGATAATAAATTTGCAATTGTATTTCTTCTTGAAATATCGTTCTCTGTGAAGTTGGAAGGTTTTCCATCTAGTGCGAATAGTTCTTTAAAATGTACTATAAAATATCTTCCTTGCTTATGAAGAATATGACAAGATTGATATAGCGTTTTATCTTTCTTAGATGCAACACCTATTCTTGTTAATGTTTCTCTTATTTTAAGGAAGTCGTCTGCTGCTTTGAGCTTCACCTCTATCATTTTATCTGTGTCAATTGTCATTTCAATCCACCTTTATCTAATTTATGTCTAATACTATCTAATTGCTTCTCATTCAATATTGAAAGTATTATCTTCGCTTTATTATTATTAACTTTATAATATTGTTT